CCATGCTAGTATTTGTACCAGTTTTTTTGTCACTTTGAAAATCTGGTTCCTGTCCAACAAAACCCTTAATCATATCTTTTTTAAAATTATATTTTCTAAATCTTAATAATTTATCTTCCTTATCATACTCTTCTGGGTCAAAATATCCGCTTTCTTGTAAGAACTTATAAAAAAACACTTGCGTACTTTGTTTTATCCTATCGTAATATTCTGTTATAAAGGTAGGTTGCGTTATTCTCTGAACTGTTCCTCTAGTATTAGCAGTATTTTTTAAATTTTCTTGTTTAACTTCTCTAGATGGTTTTTGTGAATTTAAATTATTTATTGTTTCTACAGTGGGTTTAAATAAAAAAGTTGTATTATTTTTTTCAACAACTACATCATAAAAAGTTATTGTTATAGGCTTCCAAATTAATCTTTTTGGAAAATTAAAAGTATGCGAATATAGGTATTTTGCTTGTTGCACTCCTATTTCAAAAGATGGCTTATCTACGCTCTTAGCAAAATAAAACGGTATTATATTGGCAGTTGGGCTAGACTCTGTTCCTAAAATGCGACTATCGTGCGCACCAAAAGAAATAACCCATCTGTGACTCTGTTTAGGCGTCAATTCAGATGGGTTATTCCAGAAAGCCATTTAGGTATCCTCTTATAGGTTATATTATACTATAAGTAGGATCTAAAATAAAATCTTATAGAGCTATTTCGGCCCAATCGTAACGGAAGGTATATGTTGCGGTTAGGATGCCTTCGGCACTGTAGTCAAGTTCATTTAGTGCAACTTTTGTAATCCAAGCATTATTTAGAGTCCAGCGATCTTCAACTTCACCAGTTGAACGTAGTACTTCAACTAATACTCTGCCTGAATTTGCTACAGCTGTTGATTTACCGATTGTTGCATAATTAGCCGTTTGTGGTGTACCGCCAACAGCAACTGGGCTTACCCAGCCAGCTTGTTGAAGATATCTATATGAATCTTTAGATACGTTTGCCGATACAGCATCAACAAATTTGATATCAACTGTATTCCAAGTGACTTTGCCGGGGAAAGCAAATTCTTTATCTAAAAAGTGAACTTTTGTGTTGTCGCCAACAGTATATTGTGGACGACCAGCACTTTGTGCTAAGAACGTAGAGTCTGTTCCAAGGCGGCTAAAGCTCACCTTGAACTTAAATTGACGCTTTGGGTCTAAATTTGCATCGCTCCAGAAAGCCATATATTTATTCTCCTAATAACTTTTTATTATTCTGTAAATGCTGCACCAGAGTTGGTAACTACGAAATCAATACCGATATATTCGATAGCTCTGGTTGGTTTGACATAAATCTTGCAGTACATGATATTGCGATCAACTAGATCTGCTGTTGTTGTACTGCTGTCTAATACTACCTTGGCGTCATCAAGACCATAAGCGTTCTTGATTGCAAGTAGGAAAGGATCTACAACACCCTTGAAGTTGTTCCATGTTGCTTCAATGTTTGGCTCAAATAGTACGCGGGTTGCAGCGCGTGAAATTTGCTTCTTGATGTAGTTTAGTAATCTGCGAACGTTTACGCGATCAAGAGCGCTTGGTGTTACCTGTAGCGTCTTTTGACCAAAAATTAGTACGCCTTCGCTTGGGAAAGTAGCAATTGGGTTAATGTTTACGGCATATAGATCGTCACGGTCGCTAGCGTTTAATTGTAAAGCTGTGCGGCTAACACCGATACCTGCATTACCTTCTGTTAGACCACCACGATTGAAACCAGCTGGCGCAAACCATAGAGCGCTACGACCTTCTGTACCACCAAATGCGCCGAGTGCTGCGATTGACGCTGGCATAAAGATGCCTTCGCTTGCTACGAATACAGCTGGGAAATATGCAGCGCCGTAGCTGTCATCAATAGCACGATTAGTTAGATTAGTGATAACATCTGTTGTGCTTGTTGGACGGGCTTCTGTGCCATTATTTTCCCAAGAATATAAATAATCACCTTCTAGATCAATAATAGCTAGGGCATCGCCTCTTGCACGGCATACGCTAACCATGTGGCTGGTTAGTGTTGCTTCTTTTAGGTTTGGTACGCAGAGAACGTTCATATCGATTGTTTCTGGATTTGAAACAATGTCGATTGCTTGTTTGATTGAACGATAGGCTGCGCTATCTGTTTCATTGTTACCATCAAGTAGATCAAAGTTAACAAATGGTTCTGCAACTGTGATGTCTGCGCCATCAAAACCACCATATAGTGGCATATTGAAACCAAATATAGTTCCGTTTAATAGTAGATCAGTTGAATTATATGTAACGCCATCATATTGAACGGCTGTTGATGTACTTGTCATGTATCTCGTGCTGAATAGCGTTTCAGCACCTAATGTTGCTGCTACTGATTTAGCAGCTAAAATGTCTACTAGATCGGCATTGCTTGTTACATCTGATACAAGGCCAAAACGTGTTGATTTAGCTGCTGAAAGTTTAACGCTTGATGTTAATAATTCAATTGCAGCGTGAGTAGTTGTTTTGCCGGGAACTTTACCTGTTACAACTGGCATACCTTGCATACGGAAGCCGTGTGGTAAATCAGTTGGCGCTGGTGTAACATTTTGTGGTAGTTCTACGCGCACATATGCTGATCTGTTTGCATATGAACCATATTCTACGTAGTGGCTATTTGTTGCATCCCATTGACGATATGAATCACCAATGCGTCTTGCGATAAAGTCTGCTGAATTTGGATCAAGTGATACGCCCGAGAAACGTTCTAGAACGGTTTCTGTTGCTGATTCGTAAAGCTTACGGATAACAACGTCAAATGTACCGTACTTTGTTACATTTTGATTTCTTGAAGCGCGAACATTTTCGATTGAGATTTTGATATCTTTTGAAAGGCTTGCACCGCTGTTTAGACCAACAAACTTAAATAGATTTGTTGGATCTGCACCACTTGCATGATCCGAGGTTACCCAGCCAGTTTCTGCGCTAACGGAACCACTGCTTGCGCCTGAAAAGCTGTTCCAAGTTGAAGCTGTTACATAAATGGCAGATACTGTTGTTTGTAGTGAATTTTCAAAGCTTTGGCCGAGGAAATAACCTTCATCAGCAAGTTTTGTTGGATTTGTATTTAATACATTACGTAAAAAGATTGGGCTTGATGCTACTAATGAGAAAGGAACTTCTTCTCTACCTGTAGATGAGCTAATAAATAAAGAACCGCCTGAAGAATATGATCCAGAGTTTGCGCTTGAATAACCGCCAACAGAGTTAGAGACTTCTACGGCATAACCAGCATCTGTATAAATAACACCAGCTAGAACTGCGGTTGAGCCGCTAACTGAATAAAGTTCATAAGCTCCGTTTGTAGACCAGCCGGGATTACCAGTTTCGCCAGCTGGAGTGTTAACGCCCGCAAGACGAACAACTGTTACTGGGCTTGAGTTACGAAGGAACGCTTTTGCAGCATATGTTGCAAAAGTTGGTGCTGTTGGTACACCAGAGCGCCAAACATCAGCTGCGCCAACATTACCATTTGATGTTGAACCGAAAACTTTTTCTAGTTCACCAACGCTGTTAACAATAACAGGTTGCATTGCTGGGCCTTTTGCAGTACGACCAATAACAACTGGGCCTACAGCTGGTGGTGTTGGTGTGATGATTGAATCATCTATTTCGTTGATTTGTACGCCGGGGGATACAAAGCGGAACTTTTCAATAGCCATTAAAATAGTCTCCTAAAACTGTATTTCTGTATGTGTGAAAACTTATAATAAGTAGATGGAAAAATTATGAAAATCCATTTATTTAGCATCAAATACGCCATCACGCGCTTTAATGCATTTTGCTGCTATTTCCATCTTTATATTTGAGTCACCAAACAGACGTTTTGGCTCTAAAAGTGTAACAATTTCAAAATACGAATTATCATAAAAAAGAAAATCGCCTTCACGCACAAAAAGATCTTGATCTTCTACTAATCTACGTTTATGAAAATGAACAACAATTGATGGACGGCGATCAACTCCAAAATTATTTGTTGTTGTTTTATAACCTTCCCACTCAACAAGCGCATGAATATGCACAGGCGGTAAGAAAGTTTTCTTTAGAGCTTCGCCGTATAACGGATGAAAGTTTGTATGCTCTAGACTTACTGGATAATAAACAACAGCTTGACCTATTACGCGCTCAATAAGCTCATCGTTGACCTGTTTTACAAGATCTTTTTCTTTCTTACCCGTAAAGAGCGGAGGAGGAGGAGCTTCTGGCTGCGTCCATTTATTGCCTTTCTTTTTAGCCATTTATTTTCTCTGTTTATAAAAATGTTACATCAATATTAGCGACTAAAATCACCCCACATAAATTAAGTTTGGAGCGTAATTTTGAATTTTTGATGTGTTATCTGCAATTGAAGCATCTTTCTCAAGAAGCTTATCGTATGTTGTTTCATCAAGAATTTTTATTAGCTCGTCACGTAAATCTTTTTGTTCCGCTTTTGCTTCTGTTACAAGAGCGGTACCATTTAAGGTAACTGTTTCGCCGGGAATAGGGATATTAGCAAACTTGCTACGAATATAACCAAGCATTTCTTTGCATAATGATAAACAAAAACGACGTATCCATTGTTTACCAATGCTGTTTATTTTATCATATGGTATGTTTTGAAATGGTAATGTATTCATATTATTGACGCCATCGGTTCCGGCGTTTGTAATATTATCGCTTTGCTCTCCCCATACTTCTGTTGGTAATTGATACTCAAACCAGAAATTGATTGGGCTGTTTGAGCTTGGTACTGGATATATACGTACTTTATTATCCCGAATTTGATAACTATAATCACTTACGCGGGTTTTGATAGCATCTTCATATGCCATAGCCTGTAGCTTATTTTGCCACGTTGGGATAATTTCAAACGTGCTATCGTCCGCATATTGACCATATGTTGAAAGGTTTCCTACAACGTTTAAGCCGCCGAAATAACCATAAAAGTTCCATGATGCGGCAGTTGTTTTATAGAATACTCTTTTGATTAGTACCCTTTTATTTGCAACAGATGCGCTGTGATCTGGGCTGGACATCAATATTGATTGTAGATCGTAATCTTGTTGACCAGCGGTAACAGTAAATGATGCTGAATAAACAGGTTCTGTGCCGTTTAGCGACACCATACTTGAGAAACCTTGTCCAACTCTTTGGGCATATCCTAATGAGAACTTGGGGTATTTTAGCTCTAAATGCTCATCGGTGCCGTATTCAGAGCCTGTTAGCTGGCCCTTTTGATCAAATGACCCTGTTTTAGCTCCAAGGGCGCGCGATAATGAGTTTTTTGTTTGATGTAAATTTACAAGATATGAATACTCAAGACACGCTTCTTCATAAGCTGCATACACTTGCGAATCAACAATTTCTATATCAAGAACATCGCCACCAAGCTTTTTATATACAAACGCAACCTGTTCTGCTGCGCCTTGTTGAAAAAGACCAATTTGATCATTTGACCAATATGTATCGTTTACGTAAATACCAAATGGTAGTGATGAGGTTGTTACAAGTGCAGCACTGCCTGTTGGGGATAATACGCTTTTGCTGCTATTCGATATAGGTGTGAGTACAGGATATGCCATTTATATTATCCGCCCATGCTGGCTAATTGTTTATTAATCTCATCTATTTCTGATTGTAAGCTGCTTATTGTATTACTTGCCGATTTGGCGGCAAGTAAATCAGATTTTTTTTGGTTTAATAAATTTTTTAAATGATCTTTTTGTTTTTTTTGTTGTACTGGGTCTGGTTTTTGTTGTACGGGTTGTTGCATTGCTGTTGGTGGCACAGACGTATTGTTAAATTCTTCTAACCTACTCAGCTCTTCTTTTATTAATTGTTTTAAAAAACTTTTTGTTATTTTCATACTATAACCTCTTGTGAAATAAGTAGTTTTCGGATAATAAAAAACCCCGCCTCTTTTGGAGGCGGGGCAGCTTTTCAGCTTTTAATTTTTACTAACCGAGTAGATCCATCACTACGCAGAGGCCGTACATGTCTGGGCGAACCATCGCCTTACCATAACGGGTCATAACAGCCTTACGTGGTGTAAAGGTGTCTGGATCGAAGATGGTTGGTGTGGTTTGTAGTGGAACGTATGGTGAGTATACGTAGCCGCTTTCGAGGAAGCTTGCACCCTTACGACCAACGAGGATTACTGAACGTGGGAAGTATGGGTCAACGATTACGTCGAACTTGGCATTTAGAGCGCCAACCTTAACTGCACCGGTTGAGCCTTTTTCGCTATCGTGTGTAACGGTAGCGCGGAAGCCAGCGGTGAATTCAAGGATGTTTGCAACTTCTGGTGAAACAACGATGAAGTTTGCACCACCGCGTAGTGTTTTACGGTGGATGTTAGCTGATACGTCGTTGATTGTTTCTAGTAGTGTTTCGTACCACATTGAAACGTTACCAGTGAAATCTGGTGGGTAGGTTGGACCGCCGCCGACTGCTGATAGATCAGCGCCAGTGTTGCGATTTACGAACTTACCGGGACGGCGTGACCAGTACTTAACGCCAGCGGTTGCGCCCTTGACTAGATCGTTTAGGATTTCTTGATCAATTTCAAGACCGATTTGTTCTGATAGAATTGAAGTTAATTCTACTTCGGCATCGAGGTTGTGGTAAGCGTTTAGGTCTTGGCCGAGTTCTGGAGTCCAAGCTGCCTTGAGCTTACGGGTACGGGCAGTGATTGAGAAGCTGTCAACCTTGAGTTGGATCTCAGGGATGTTAGCGCTGTTTTCTAGTGACCAAGGTGAGGTACCAGCAAGTGCGCCGAGAACGCTGTTACCAGTGCTGTCGGTTACGCCAGTGAGCTTATCTTTGATTGGAATTTCAACTACTAGTGAACCAACTGAACCAGTAGCAAAATCATCGCCAGCAGCAAATGAAACTGATGATGAGTGGAGGAATACCATTTCAACGTACTTGGTGCCGAGTGTATCAGCAGCAGCGTAAACGCCAGCGCCTTCAACAACTTTGGTTAGGCGGCGAACTGGTTGAGCAAGTAGACCAGCTGCTGAAGCAAGTGAACCTGCTGATGTGCCAACGCCAGCTGCTGCTGAGCCTGAAGCGATTGAGATTGAGGTTAGATCTTGTTCGGCAATTAATGCACCAGCAGTGGTAAGTGATGATACTGGGAAGCGAACAACAACCGCCTTCTTGGTGGTTTCTGCGAGAAGATCTGGGTCTTCGCGGAGTAGAGCTGCGCCAGCATCGCTTGGAGCAGAAAGATCAACTGATGCAGTGATTGCAACAACTGATGTACCAGCAAGAGTTTCAGCATAACGAGCAGTACCGTAACCGCTGGTTAGTGCGAAGAAACCTTTTTCAGCGTAAGCGTTACCGTCTACGCGAACACCTTGACGAATTTGTTCACCGACGCGATCACCGAATAGTGATTCACCTTGGGTGATAACTTTGTCGTCTGATAGACCAAGATCGTTACCATGACGGAAGTCCATGAAGAATACTAGACCTGATGGTAGGCTCATTGGTTGTACTGAGACTAGATCGTTGGCGATAAGGCCAGCAAATACGCGGCGTACGATTGGGAACGCAACAGCTGCGAAACCTTGTACGTCACCACCTGACATGGTGTTAGCTTCGCGGAGTAGTTCTTTGGCTTGGTTTTCAAGTAACATAGCCATTGAACCACGTTGGTATTCGTCACCGATACCTTCGAGTAGACCTGAAGCTTCCCACTTGCTTACTAGTGCTGCACTTTCTTTTCTTTTGTCTTGGAAGACTGTGCCTTCCGTAAGACGTTCTAATACGTTAGCCATAATATGTTTTCCTCTCTAATGAGATTGTTATTTTTTGATTCCTGCGAGAATCCGCCAGCGATCCGTTGATGGATCTACTGTGCCTGACGTTCTTGGTAGAAATGGACTTGGAGCTTTACTTAACGCTTCAGACAATGATTGTGGTACTGCGCGCTTTTCAACTACAGTTTGCATTGTCTTTTGTAAGGTTTCATAAACCGTCTTTGCTTCATCTACCGTGGCTGCATTTGAAATGGCTTCGGCAATCTGGTCACGCTGCCGCTCATTTAGGGAGGCATTTCTTAGAGCCTTATTTGAATAAAGTAAACGTGCGTTGATAAGGTTTACTTCATTAAGTTTTTGACTAAATTGTTCAAAGCTTTCTTTTAATTGAACATTGACAGAAACAGATTTTTTAAGTTTTGCTTTTGTTTCTGTTAGGGAAACTTTTGATTCAGTTAATTGTTCTTTAGTTAAATTTAATTCTTCTTGTAATGATTCAATTTCAGCGTCTTTCACTATTAAATGTTCTTTTAAATCTTCTAATTGCGCAGCTAAAGCTTTTGCAATATTCATTTGACGTTTAACTTCAATGTGGTTTCCTTGAACGCCGCCGGGAACAACATTTTCCATGTCTAATTGAATTTCTTCTTTAAGAGAATCATCTAGTTCAAAAGACTCTTCTAGAGACTCTTCTTCTTCTTCTTCTTCTTCTTCTTCTTCTTCTTCTTCTTCTTGATGTTGAATTTCTGGATACGCGCCGCCTTTTGGAGTACCGCCTTTTGGAGTACCGCCTTTTGTAGCAGGAGTAGAAGTTTCATATTTTTCGCCAGAAGTTTTAGCTTGTTCGGCAAGAGTATCAGTTGCGATACGTGTTGTTGGTTGTGGAGCAACACTTGGTTCTGAAACAGCTGACGGTTGATCTACGATATGTAGTTCTTTTTTCATAGCATCAACTTTTTCTACTAATGAATCAAGGTCTAAGTCGATTTCTTCCATGTTATTTTCACCAAGATATGCTGGTGGGATTTTATCTACTGTTTTTTTGGCAGCTTCAGAAGGTTCGCTGGCGTCTAAACCTAATCCTAAATCTGGAGTTGGAGCGGCGGCTGCTAATGGATCGGCTGCTGGTTCATCTTGTTCTAAAAGCATTTCAATACTTTGTTTTATTTTAGATGAATACTTTTCTAATAGGGCAGCTTCTGCGTTTCTACGTGCTGTTTCTTTTAGTGTTTTTGCATCAATGATGGCTTGTTCAAGCAATGAAGACATATAACTACCTCAATATTCTACAACTTTGTAAATAAATAGTGCTAAATAATCCAAAAAGCAATAAACTTATGGATAAATTAATCTAAACCACTTGCAGCTGTTATCCCTTGGATCTTTCATTGCGTGCAATACAACAGCATCATATTCACCAGCAGGTCCGGGTATACTTATAAACGCAGTACTCCCATCTATTGTTTGGGAGTTAATAGGCTGAATAATAGTAAAATACCCATTATTCATTTGTTTAAAATAAAATAATTTATTTAAAACTTTATCATTATAAACATCAGGCAAATATAAATAAATATTTCCATTAACACTACTTGGATCAGAATAATATATTTCAAATAAATTTTCCGAATCCATGTAAAAGACACTGCTTGTCACAACAGTATAATTGTGCGTATTTGTTGTCGCCTGTTGATTATTATCGCCTCCTGCGTTAGGATTAGCATTTGATAATAAGTCTGTTCCATTGTAAAAGATTGTCCCACCGGTAATATAAAGATTACTTGCTGTTATATTTCCAATAGAACCAGAAACGGAGGCGTTTATTACCAAAGTGTCTGCGTTGCTACTACCAAGAATTATATTGTTTTTAAAATTAGCATTAGCGTTAACTACAAGATTGTCTACTGATATATTGTTATTTTCTAATTCTGTTCCAATAGTGAAATTATCCGCATTTACGGATGCCATCGAAACAGAACCAGAAATATTAACATTATCTAATATTTTCATTTTTAACCAACACCAACAGATCCACTATACGCTGATGTTAAATTAAAGCCGGGTACTATTCCAGTTAAGCCAGCAATAACAGAAGCACTGATCGCGGTCCCGTTATTGCTTAATAAAAATATAGAGGATAATTTTAAGTCACCAGAAAAAGCTTCGCCTTTATCAAGTAAAAAATAATTTGTTCCTGTTTTTGTTCCGTTTGAACTAAAGCCAACTCTAAGAGTTCCAGATGTTGGATTAATATTTTTTACAACAACAAATTTGGTAACGCTAGGAAAAACTACTTCTATAGGATTACTAGAGGTTGCTGGAGCTACTATCGATGATGAAGCAAATGGGACACCGCTAACTTGATAATTTCCAACACTGTTTAATCCTGCTTTTAATGATACTGATTGATCTGACATTTATATTACCTCTATTTACGCTTTTTATCGTCTATCGCTAGTCTTTCTTTTTCATTAAATTCGCGAAGAGCTTTTTCTTTAGCGATACGGCGTTCGCGGCGTTCTTTTTGTCTTGGAGTTTCAAAACGACGAACTCCTGCACTCTTATCGAAAACGTTATTTTGTAAATCTTCTTTTTTGCAGCTTTTTAAAAACTTTTTAATTAGTACTTCGTTCATTTCTAAACTTGGTTTTACATCTGGTGGTAGTGCAGCGCTTGCATGTGTTGGTGATTTAACTGACATTTATTTTGCCTTTCCGCCCATTAGGGCGTTCCATATTTTTTTATTGCCGTTCATTAGTTTGCTTATATCAACGCCGGGATCGCTTGGGTCTATATCTTTTAATGGTCCAGTGTTTGGTCCAGTGTTTGACGCTTGAGATTCTGTTAATGGTTTTGTACCAGAAAATGGATCAAATTTATTATTCACATAACCGCTTTTGCCGATTTCATCAAGCATACGTTTTCTTTGTTCGTTTACTTGTGTAGACGGTTTTACTTTTTCAATAGCTGGTGGTTGCTTTGATTCGGAAATAAGTTTTGCTAAGCCCTCTTCTAAAAGAACTTCTTTTATGCACTCTTTTATTAATGGCTTGATAATGCTTTTTAGTTCTTTTGTATTCATATTAGCCGCCTAGTATTTTACTAACTAGATCATTTAATCTGTTATTTTTAGATTCTTTCATAAGACGTTCTTTGGCTTCTTTTACCATATATGCGTTTGGCGTACTTGGCTCCGAAACCATATCAAAACAAATAAGCTGAAAATCATCATCAACGACAGTTACGCCGCCTATTTGATGTGTAGAGCCAAGGCCACGCGAACTAATACCAAGCTTTACGCCACTTTCAACAAGGGATTTTAATATTTGACCACTTGGAGTTGGTAACACCTTTAATTTACCCATAACAGCCGATCCTTCCCACCAAGTTTTTACTATCAAGTGGGAGGTGTTTTTTAGATTTATCACTGAGCTTTCTGGGTGGTCCAACTCACCAAGAGCGCGATTTTCCGAAATAACTGATTGATATCTTTCAATTTCGCGACGTAATATTTTTTCGCTATATTTACGACCGTTTCCGTTCTTTACATCTGCTTCTTGAATTTTGCCAGTAAGATACATTGTGCCATTATTTTTAGCATCAAGCTTCTCGCCCTCAGTTAAAAAATCTTGGCATGTTCCGTTTGGACATAATTCAAAAAATTCACGTAATAATTGATTATTCATTATTGTTTCCACCAAATTGCGGGCGCAACCCGCACGTTACTGCTTCCAGAACAGCAACGGCGTACTGGTTGTAACATGTAGCGACGAACAAAAGTTACTTGTTTTCTCATTTATCTTCCTTCCCGCTAAATTCTAGAATTTGTTTTTCTATCCTGCTGCTAAAACGAATATGTGCAGGGGTAGAATCAAACCAATTTATAGCATTACCATCTATTGTAAAACCAAATTCACCAATAGGAGTTACACGACCACTATTTCTTGTGTCTTTATCGTTAAATTGCAATAAATAAACGTTCTTGCCATCTGTTAGAAATAGCTCACCTTCGACATCTTTCGGTCCAGCTACTTCGCCTGATAGTTCATATGGTTCACGACCCTGATATGGCTGATAAGTTCTATTATCAATAGGTTGGCCGTCTGGATAATTTTTTGTATAGCCATAACCGGGGTATACGTTTCCTTCCCCGGCTCTTGCTGGCATACCGCCTATTTCTTCCATTATTAGCTTCTTTAATTGGTTTTTAGATATTTTCATGATAATATAAATAGTGCTTATTTTTTATTAGTTTTTATATTTATAAGAATACCTTCATCATCAACAAGTCGACTTATAAAATACGATGTTCCGCTTGATATACACCCTGCTATAAAAGTATTAAATGGAAGCTCAAAAAAGCATATTGCATTTAATACGCCTATCCAGAAACCCATACACATTGGGCAGCGAAAGAAATGATATTGCGGTCTAATAGCATCAAAAATTTTGCCATAGACCGCAATCATTGTCGCGCCATAACAAGCTAAAATAAAAGTTAATAAAATCATTATTTATTTTTTCTTTCAAGTTTTAGCATTGATCTTGCCTGTTGTTCATTAGACCCGCCAATAGATCCTTTAACTTTATCTTCTAAAGCTTTGATGGAATCTGTTACAGCGGCGATTTTGTTATATATTTCGCCTCCTTCTTTTTTTGCTGGGAACGGGATTGTTTCAATCCTTGGTCCAGCGTCTGTATCAATTTCTCTTGTTGTTTTTTTTGTTTTAAGTATTTTCTCTAGTTGGTCAAGAGAAGTGTACATATCGGCAATGCTTTTATCAAAAGATTTGATAACAGAATCAAAATTGTTTAAAAAAATCTGATCTTGCTTTCTTTTTTCAGCAAATTCTTTTTCGCCTGTTCTTTTTTGTTTCTCAACTTCTCGCGCATCCGCTGCACTAGAAAGTTTACCGCCTAACTCAGTAGCTCTTTTTGAAATTCCTCTTAACGCGCTTGTTCCCGCGTCTCTAATTGTATCCAAAAAAGCTTCGTCGATTTCGCCTTCTTCTAACATCTTTTGAATTTCTTCTTGAATAATTGCTTTGACTTGCGATTCTTTAATAACCATATTCTGTCTCCTGTATTACTAGTAATTGTAACGATATATACCACGGGTTGGAAATCCATAACGCGGAATACTCCCTTTAGATTTTTCTTGAGGAACTTGACCAAGTTCTGTGCTTTGCTCTTCGTCTGGTGCGAGAAGCTCTTGTTCAAGATCATCAATAAACTTTTTACGGATTTTGTATTCTTGTTTATCTTTGCTCAAAAAGTTAGTTATGTTTAAAATAACAACATCAAGTGGTTCTTCTTCAAACTTTTTTTCTGTTGAAAATGTTGCTTCAAGAGAGCCATAAATATTACCACCAATTATGGAATCAGGGGCAACAACACCGGCTTGTGTTAAAAAAGTAAATAGTTGATCTTGATCTGCGTAGCAATCTTGGTTAAATTCGCCTTTTGGAAAAGAAACAATTTTTCCTTTATCTGGCATAATGACTATGTTCATATTATGGTGGTCTTGCACTATAAGACTACCATCTAACGCCTTACGGATTGCTAAAGAGACACTTTTAGTCTTTTTTGGTTCAATTTTTAAAGTAAGACTGCTTGCATCAGGTGCTTTTATTTTTAGCGATGGCATTATGCTTTTACCTCATGCAAAAATTGCTGCACATACATAACCTTTTTTATTAAATCATCATTAATTTCTGAGAATTTAAAAGAATTAAGTGACTCATTGATTTTTGCAACATTTCCTGTTGTATCAGAATTTTTTACTTGCTCAAGGTCTGACTTGAGTCTTGTTATTTCTTCATTTAAATAAACTTTAAATTCTAGATCGTCCTCTGAGTGGTTAATATATTTTGTTAATAATTCTTTTTGTTCTTCCAAAAGTGATTCATTATATGTTTCATTAAAACGATCAACAAATCTATTAATTACAGTAGCGTCATAAACATCAGTTTTTTTATTTTCAGTTATTAGTTTACCAGTGATGTTACCTAATAGTTCTTGCTCTAACAAAACTTTTTGTTTTGCTTCTACGTTTTTATTAAAAATTTGCGAAATCGTTGCAAGAGTTTTATAGTTTGGCACGAAATTATCATAAACTTTTGCACCAAATGATTTATTTACTTTAGCTATAAGGCGACTTTGTTCGTTATATATATCGTTTTCGTTTAACTTATCGTGTTCTTGTTTTACAGCATCAATAAGTTTTTCGGCTATTTCTTTAGGAAAATCTTTTGTTTCATAAAGCTGCTTATAAAGACATAACTCTTTATTTAAAACGTTGTTTTTATTAAAAAATTCTTTTATTAAACCAGATATTGCAATTTGTTTATGTTTTTCTTCGTAAATTACAGCTTTTGTTAATTCTTTTACTAATGATTCAAATAAAAAAGCTGTATTGCGTTTTTTGTTATGTTTATGTTTTGGCTTTTCTAGCTTATTTTGCATCCTTTTTCTCCAAAGCTGTCACCAGATTTTTTATATCCTGATTGACTTCATGCAATCTTTTTTCGTTTTCGTCTTCTTTATAAGTAGTTTCTCTGTAGAGAGAAGCCATTGATTCATAGCCGGGAATCATAGTTCTAGCTGTATTTCTTCTAGCGCCCTCTGGATGGGCTTCTGACCGCATCCAAGATGCTACTTTTTTGGAATCGGAGCTTCTCATATCTGGTTTATCATCGCGGCGCTTAGCTGCTGGTAATTCTTCTACTGATAATGGTCCTTCCTCTTTTTCTGGCGTTTCACCAGCACCACCAGCGCCACCAGCCAAAGCTGCTGCTTCATCCCCGCCACCAGCGCCACCTAAACCAGCTTCTGCGCCAGCACCAGCTTCTGCCCCAGTAGCAATTGTTTCAAGTGATTTTTCAAATTGTTTATCGTAATATATTTCACGTTGAATTTTCTTAAATTCCATCTCAGAAAGATTGAAAACATTTTCCGAAATCCAGCGTTTGCTAAAGAATCCATCTTTTGCCTGACCAGCAACTTCAAACTTAGTTTTCCAGTGTTCAAGTTCTTGTAACTCTGAAATCTTAGATGGATTATTTAGCGATAAGCTAAAGTTTAATAAATCTTCATTTCTATAGCCAAGTGTAAATAAATGAATAATGCCAATCTTTTCAAGTTCGGCTACAAGCACTCTTTGTAATCTTTGAATAGTTCTTGCAAAACGAATATCTTTTTGAGCTAATGTTGTCTTGTCTTCTGACGCTTTATCATCGCGTGCAAGATAACTTTGTGGAATTTTAAGTGCGGAGAATAATTTATCGCGCAAATATTTTACGTCTTCAATGTCGCCAACGAAATTTCCACCATTTAGTGTATCAATCTTTGTATTTGAAGATCCACGAGTTGGAACGAAATAATCTTCGTCAATGCTCATTGGATTATAACGAAGATCAACACGCCCAGTTGATGGATCAACAATCATGTTACGCTTCATTTGTGCTTGAATTTTTAACATGTATTGTTCAACGTCTTCTGGAGCAATATTTCCAACATCAATATAGAATACACGACGATCTGGCGCACGAACGATGCGATATGCCATCATGGCATCTTCTAGGAGGTTTAATTGACGCCAAATACGACGGGCTGGTTCTAATACGCTTGTTCCATATGGTGCGTATTTGTCTTGTCCAAGAATACGGAAATGTGCAATTTGCCAATTTTCAAAAGTTAAACCACCGCTATTCCATTGAAATTGCACATAGTTAGGATTTGTTTTATCTTGTCCTTCAAGACGCTCTACTTCTTGCGAAGGAAGACCAATTGCATTACGAATACCGAGTTCTGGGTCTATTTCAAGATAGAGAAACATATCGCCAAACTTACACATCGTTCGGCACCAACCAAAAAGATTGAACTCAATATTTAATACATCATAATAAAGTGATTCAAGAATACCTCGTATCTCTTGATTAGAAGATTTAATGTGTAGCATTTTATTCATGCTACTGTGCGTTGTCATTTCATCGGCATAAATATCAAGAGTGCTAGCTATTTCAGGAGTATATTCCATTTGATCAAAGTCGCTATAACGTTCTGCGCGAGTTTGATTTGCCATAATATTGGCTTGAATTGCATCAAATGGGTTATAGCTTGTTCTTTGAAATTGTTTACCGCTTGCGCTATTAAAATTAAATTTATTTAAATCACGACGACGAAATCTTAACTGCGCCTGTTGTCTAAAATTAACAAGCGGACCAGAAAATAATCTAGTTAAACTTTTAAAAAGTGGAGATTCGGGATTCTTTATGTTTTTATTAAACTTTCCACCTTTGTTTTGCTGATTTGCCATTTATTATCCTTTTAATAACCACAAGAAATCTTGGTAAACTTTTTTGTTTGTATTAAACTCTACTTCTTTATGATTATACATCCCTTTGATAGAGGTATTTAAGCTACTTCCTGCTTTTCCTATAGAAGCTAAGATTGCTTTACTTAATTCTGTGTCCTTTTGACTGTTTATTAGCGTTGTATCGCGAACCCAACAGGCAATAGCAAGTGACATAACCAAGTCATCGTTATAGCCTTTTTGCGCTTCTGGCCTACCGTTTACCCAAACAAACTTTTCTAATTCTCTAACTAGTCTTTGTGAATTTATAGCGATAGCTTTATTTCTTATAAACTCATCAAGTTTTGCAATAATAAGTGGTCTTGTTTTTACTGAGGTTGTAAAACCGGGAACAACATTGCTGTTTCCTATAGCGGAATTAGGTTCCACATATTCATGGCTTGTTTTATTTGAATAATATAAATTTCTATATCCTAATTCCGCAACACGTTGAGCTACTGTAAACCCAATGTTATTATTTTCAATAACAAGGAGTGCGTTACCATATTCTTTACCGGCATCCATAAGAAATTTAGCAAATTGATCTGGCTCGCATTTTCCTTGATATTCTGCTACTTGCTCCATAGTAGAAACATTGATTATATGGAATACAGAATAATCTTCTCCGTCACCACGGGCAACGTCTGCAACAAGCAAGTATTTTCCTTGATGATTGTATGGCTTCCAGATGTGATAATTTCTATCTATCCATGATTTATGTTTTGGCTCGCTAACAGATTTACGCAAATAATCCATTTCTTCTGGATCTATTACTGTTTCGCCGCTTGCATTAAAATTACATAAATATTCCTGAGCGATTTCTCGCTTAGCCATATTTTTTGTTTCATTATCAAACCAATCTTGATCATGCTCTGGATGCACGCTCCAAGGCAAATTTGTTGGAATAAACAGATTTTGTCCGTTTTCTGCATCTTCATATGTTTTATGAAACCAATTGCCTATACCATTTGGAGATGAAAGAGCAATACAACGACCACCAGTAGAGATGGTAGGGTATAAACCGGTCCAAATGCTATCCATATTGTCAATATGCGCAGCTTCGTCTACTACAAGTAACGATACCGCTTCTGAACGACCGGCATCTTCGCTTGTTGGGATTGCTTTTATCTGTGAACCATTTGTAAGTTCAAATGAGTGTTTGTTATCAATACTAACTGTAGCTATTTTTAACCAATCTGGTACGTTTTTAATAAGAAACTTTACCTTTTTTACCATATTGCTGGCTGTACTATACTTGGTAGCCATAACAAGAACGTTTTTTTCGCGATAAAATAGTAATAACCAAGAAATATAGCCCGCACAGATGGTAGAAATACCAAGCTGACGGGCTTTCACTATAACATTAAAACGGTGATCGCGAAATTTATCTAATAAATCATCTTGGAAATCATATGTCTTAAAAGGTATTGCACCTTTTTCTGGATGGGTTATTCTTGCATAATTTTTGAGAAAATATGCGGGATTTTTACCACATTTTATTATTTCTTTTTTTATCTCCTCAACTGTTAACTCATCTGACATATAAACACTCTATTATTTAACTTTACGGGTTACATTTGCTGGCTTTGCTTTTTTGACCATTTTTTCTTGTTTGCCAAAGTATTCTTTCATTTTTTCTAGATTACCTTTAGCAACAACAGATGGTTCGCCAATAACAGCAACTTCTTTTAGGTTTAATACTTCGTATGGCATCATGGCCTTTACTAGAGCCTTGATACGGTTGCTGGATTCGACAAGGACTTTAACTTCGCCAGCCTCTTTCAGACGTAGGTTTTGCCCAGTTACTTTACTAAACTCTTTAACAATAAATTTACGCACTTCTTCAATGCGGCGCTCTATTTCTTTTTCAAAACGTTTTTCGTGAAGATTCATTAATGGTTCAAAGCTATTATATTTAATAATAAGCATATTGCCATGAAATGAAACACCAAAACCGTCCATTATGCGTTGATCAACAATTGGTTGCTCTTCACGTTTTAGACCAACTTCAACAAGTTCACCGTTTTCATCAATAGCACCATGATGCTTATTGTGGATAGCTTGCGAGATACCTTTAACTACATCATATACAGAAAGTGCCATTTTTTATCCTCTATTATATTTCTTAAATGTTTCACCGTTAAATCTAAATAGTTGTTTAGCTGATGTATCTTGCGTTTTATTCATAAATTTTTTAAATAAAGGCTCATTTAATGATTCATCTAATGCCGATGCCGGAATATGTGGTTGTGTGTCTTCTTCTGAGGGGGGAGATTCTTTATTGGCTGGAGTGGTGTTTGTAGGTTCTGCCGTTACCGCTGTTTTTTCTTGAGAAGATGGCGGTAACTGTTTAACGATACTGCTTAAAGCTCCATACAATCGTTTACTGAAATCGTCTTCTCCGTAGAGTTCTTTAACGCCATTAAAAATTTGTTCTGCTTGTATTGAATTTATTATACTAATGATAATTTTTTCTTGTGGAGTTGCACCCTGTACTGCTTCCTGAAGAGTGAAAATTCTATATTTGCTAAGTAACTTTTTAATAAAATTAATTTGCGCAGAACTAAAGTTTATTTCTGGGAAGAAGCTTTCTAAAGTTGTTCTTATAGCAGATATCTTTTTTTTCTTTGGGACTTGTTGTTGTTGTTGTTGTTGTTGTTGTTGTTGCTGTGCTGGTTGCTGTGCGCTTTTTGCTGTAAGTGATTTGATCTCATCATCAATGATCTGTTTGACTTGTGCAAGAGTCCAAGTATCATTTCTAGGGTCTTTATTATATTTGGTTATTAAACCGTTATATATTTGGAGTCTGAATCCTTGTAAAGCAGGGTCTGTAGTTTTATCAACTACTGCCTGAGCTACTAACGTCTTAGATTTTTTTGGGAGATCTTTGTATTCACCCTCCAATAAAATCATTTTTTCTAATTCGGCTAGTGATTTATCTGAGAGTTTTTTGCTTTCTTTTATTTGTAATCTAGCGGACATTTATTGTCTACCTTCAACTTTAGCAATATAACAAATATAGCAACAGTTATATTTTGTTAAATAGAGATCATCGTCACGATTGAAAGAGTATTTTTTACAGTAAGAACAGCTTCTTTCAATATTCTTAATAAGTAGTTTCTTGCTTATTAAAACACCGCCAAGATCTATATTTTGCTGGGATTTCTCTGCTTGTGCCTCTTTTCGATAGCTTTCTTTTATTTGTTCTATATATTCCTGTTCTTTCTCTTGATTCCATAAACTCTTAGGGTTTATTGTTGCAATATCACCATATTGTTGCCCTATTGCCTTTTCAAGTGCTGCAATATAGTTTAGATCCCTTTTCATTTTGCCACCTGAACTGCTGCATAATATATTGTTACTGAGGCTATAAATCCAAATAAAAAACCACCAGCTAATTTTAAATTATCCCAACGTTGCTCTGCACTTAGCTGATCTATTCTATCTTGCTTTATTTTTAGTAAGCTTTCATATAATTCTTTATTGATCTTAGTTTCTATTTCTTTCTTTTTATTTAATGTTTCTATTTCTAGATTTAGTTTGCTTATTTCAGCATCTTTTTCAATTCTTAATACTGATAATTTACTTTCTTGATTAGCCAGCAACTTAGCCATTGCTGGTGGATCAAATAATAATCCATCAACTGGTGCTACATCGCCAGCTTTTAGATCCACATAACCAACATCTTCAGCGTGGGCAATAGATATCTGTCCCGCCAGCATCGCTAGCAAGGTAAGTAAAGCCACCAGTTTTTTAGATATCATCTTTTCTTTGGCCTACCTTTTTTCTTTTCTGCTACTCCTGTCTTTTGAGCCACTTCTTTTTTATATTTTTCTTTGTTTTCTTCGGCCAGTTTTACAAGCTGTTCTGCTTCTTTTTGTATTTTTTCTTGCTCTTGCTTCTTTTTTGCTTCTTTTTGTTCTTCTATTTGTTTTTCTTTTAAAGCTTTTTCTGCCTCTAGTTTTGCTAATTCTTCTTTTTTTAGTCTTTCGGCTTCTTCTTTTGCTTTATTCTCTTTATCTTGTTGAGATTCTGTTGCAACTTCACTTTTTACGTGTTCTTTCCAAGCTATAAGCGCAATAACAACGCCAGCAACGATAGCCCAAACCCATTTTTTAGCACCAGAGAACATATTTTTGATAGTTTCCATTATTTACCCGCAGCCTTCCATTTTGCAGCAAGATCGGCAACGCCTTGTACGCCGATATAACCTAGAGAAATACCCATCCACTCATCTGGCGTTATTTTGCCAAAACCTAAAAATCCTGTAGCAACAATCCAAACAAGTAGCTTACGAGAAAGAACTTTCTCTGAGAGAACATCAACAAAACCAACACCTTCTTTTTCGGCCTGTTTCATTTCTTTTTTAACCTCTTCTTTCATATCGTCAATTATACCCATACTCATACTTCCTCCTATTGGTTTACGTAAGCAAAATTTCCCTGTCTATCTATGTTAATTTGCATATCAACTGCGTCTTTGAGCGCATCAAGATGCGAAATTAGTAACACTGTCTTAAAATACCCCTTAATTAGTTCCAAGATGCGAATAAAACCAGCCAGATTATCATTGTCTAGCGCTGTTCCCGGTTCATCTAAGATTATGATATCGCTTTTTGGTAAGCTAGTAACGTTTAAAAAAGCCAATCTGATAGCGATTGAGGCAAGTGATTTTTCTGCTCCACTACCCATTTCTAGTGGGCGGGCATCATATTTTGGATGCTTGATCATAATATCCAGCTTATCATCATCGTTTACAAGGAATATTTGAAATTCTACTACGTTAGCTAACATTTTATTTATTTCTGCATTAATAACTGGTAATTTGTCCTTGATAACTTGATAAGAAATACCGTTTGGATGCATTGCTTTCAAGTATAGATCATAAGCAGCAAACTCTTTACGTTTTTCTGCTAGTTCCATTTTTTGCTCTTCTAATGTTTCTAAAGTAGAAACATGATAGCCACTTTCTTTATAAAGAGTTGTAATTTTTTGTTGAATACGGCTTGTTTCTCCCTCTAAATCGTTTATTTTGAGCTTACAAGCTTTTTCATTTTCTTGTAATTTTTGAAGTGTAGCAACTAAATCTTTTTTTAGTTCTAGTTGAGCTAGTTTTTCATTGCAATCTTTTAATGAGCTATTTGTGCTTAGGAGCTTTTCTTGTTGTCTTTCAAGATCAAGACGTAGATTTTCTGTTTGTAAATCAATTTTAGATTGTAAAGCAATAGCAGAATTATACGAAGCAATTTTTTTATTCAAATCTTCTAATCTGCTTTGATCTAGAGCTAGTCTTTTTTCGTTTACTTTTGTAGATAGTTGTACAAGTTGTTGTTCAATACTAGGTTTTTGCTCCTTAGCTGAAAATGCATCCCTAATAAACTTACAGGATGAATATTCATCGCCACATGGGACATCGGAAAGCAAAGAAATACGCTTTGTTAAATCATTGTTGGATTGTGAAACGAGTTTATAGTCTGATTCAAGACGCGACAACTCTTTACTATCGGCATCAATAGAAGCTTTTTCTCTTAAAACAGCTTGAATATCGATTAACAAATCAGCAGCGATGCTCTCGCTTTTTTGTTGAAGCTCTTTAATAGATGATTCTATCTGCTTTATTTTATTCTCTACTAAATTTACTGTTTCTTCAAGAGTTTTCTTATTTTCTAGCAGTTCAGATGGCGATCCAATATCCATCTTCATGCTCTTAATCGTTGTAACAAGTTCAAGAAGCTCATCACGCTTTTTTGAAAGAGCCAATTGAACAATTTCTGATAGCTCTTTTTGTTCTTTTATGTTATTTTCGCTTTTCTTTATTTCTTCTTTTGTTTTTTCAATTTCCGAATCATAGTCAACGGTGTCTAGTTTTTTGAGTACAGCCTTAATCTCAGAGGCTTCGCCCTTTGCAAGCTTGAACTTGGCTTCAAAAATGTCCAAATCAAGAAACTTAGCAAGAATAGCCTTGCGTTGTGTTGAACCTTCACCAATAAAAGCAAGGGAATTTAACTGGCTTGCCATAGATGTCAAAAGAAAGTCATCAACCGTTCCAACAAATCTACGGATATTTTTATCAGTATCACTACGGTCCAAACCATTATGAAGATCTTCGGATTCCTCTGAGAAAATAACATCTGTTTTAGCCTCTACGGTTTCAGCGCCCTTGCTTTTTTTGATATATTTTTCACTTGTGCGTTCAATAGAATATTCGTTTCCATTGATATCAAATACAATCTTTCCACGACCTTTTTCTCGATTTTGGTTAATGATATTTAAGTTCTTACGATTATTTTTTGAGGTTGTATTAAAAACCGTATACATCAACGAATCAATAACTGATGATTTGCCAGTATAATTTTTACCAAATATACCAACAACGCCATTTAGTTTATCAAAATCAAGCTTATTTCCTTCTCCATAATTAAAAAGATTGTCCCACTCAAGAGATTTAATCTTCCAATTTATGTTTCTAGCAACTTCTTCGCCCTGTTCTACTTCGGAATTAAACCGCTTATTCATATCAAAGATTTTTTCTAATGCCTCATTGTCAGGATTATAATCCTTTAGATATGAACGAATTATTTCCTCTTGTACAGCCAAATCGCGAAGATTCATCGTTTTTGATAGGCTAGAAACCTCTTGTAGATTTTCCTTGCCTTCGACGCTTTTGTTTACATACGTTACGCTCTCTGGTTTAAAGCGCGTTTTGGCTGCATCAATAGCATTTTTTACTCTATCAACAGATAGATTGTTGCGCGATACTAACCGAATACGCGATCCTTTTGGCAAATTGATACTATCACCAATTTCACCTTCTAGACCAAGTTCAATAGTAATAAATGGTCTTGGGTTGGGAATACAAATATGCCGAACATCAAAAATGTTCTTATCTCTTATATTCCAAATAAGGAAACCCTTATCGTCTGTTTCACCAAAGTTCTGTTGTAATGTTGACCCAGCGTAGCGCATACGTCCATCTGGATCTACTTTTTGATTAGCTAAATGAATATCTCCGAGCAATGCATAATCATGGCCTTCAAAAATATCTATAACGTCGTCACCATGTTCAATAACATAGCCAGTATCTGTAATGACACCATTAATAGAGCCGTGATATAGCGCAATATTAATTCTATCCCGAGATGATGGTTTTACCCATCCTTCCTTATCAAAAATACTAAGGACATTGAACGATAGAGTATCATTAACAATATATTCGCCACTATTTTTATAAAGCGTAATACGTGGATTGTTTAATGCCGTGACAATTGGCGAAATTGCATCTTGTCGATTACTATTACGTAGGTTCCCGTCGTGGTTTCCTAAAATAATATGTAGTGGAGCAATTTCTGCTAAGTTTGTAAAGAAATTGCCGCACATATCAACAAATTCTGGGCTGATCTGAGTTTTTGTATGAGCAATATCGCCCGTGTGAACAATATAATCTACTTTTTCGTTACGTAGATGCTCATAAATTTTTTCAAATACTTGTGTATATTCATCATGTTGCTTTAGCGATTTTATATGTGTGTCCGACAGATGGCAAATTTTGGGCATTAATACCTCAAAAATAAAATGGCCCTGCTACTAACAGGGCCAAGTATACTACAAGTTGCGATACTTTTCTACTGATCTTCTCCGCGTTCTTCTCGCTTAACTAAATTATCTAGCATTTGTTTGATTTCTTCGATTTCTTTTTGAACACGATCCATATCATCAAGTGCTGTCTTGAATTGTTCTTGTGACATTACTGATATTTTTGCTTTTGGCATTTCATCATATGCTTTTATTCTTTTACGTAATTTTTCGCCTTCCTCCACAAATATATCAGCTATATTTTGTAAACTCATTTCTTCTTCCGGAACTGGTCCGGTCGGATCTTCATAAGTTCGTTCTGTTGAGCGAAGACTAACATGCTCTGGATCGTCTAGGTATGGATCTGATTCATACTCAGATGGTTTTGCTTCTTGTATAGTTTCAACTATAAGTTTTTTAAGTGTGGTTCTGTTTAATTTCATAGAAATTCCTCTAAATACTCATTATTTTTTGTAAAAGTAAACTATCTGTATTCTTAATTAGTGCTGCCTTAGCTTTCCTTCTCAAAAATTCTTCTTTGGACATTTCGCCAACATCTTTAAAAGGCGCAATAGGTACTTTATAAATTTCAATACCGTATCGCAGCAATGATTCTATAAGCTTCTCTATCTTCTTCTCCGCATCTGGATCTAACGCAAGATAAATAGCGCTATCGTTTTTGATAATTTGCGCAAATAACTTGCTATCTTCGCGTAATGTAGAACCTAAAATTGGAATACTGTTAGGTACTTTTAATGCATCAAATACACCTTCGCATAGCGTTATATCTTCGTTCCAATCAACCATCAACTCATTAAACACAATATCTCTGCCATGTGGAGGATTAAGATATTTTTTCCAATGTTTATTATAAGTTCTGCCAATAAAATAATTAACTTTGCCATCAAGGTTAAAAGATGGCACAATAATACGCCCTTCAAATTCCCCTGTCGGGCAATAGCCAATCTTCCAGCAAAGAATATCTTCTTTTTCTACTCCCCGGCCAGAAAGATAGTTCTTAGCTTGCACTGATGTTAGCGATGTATTGCGATTACAAAGTGAAACAAATTCTTCTGGCAGTTGTAGTGTTTGTTCTTCTTCAGTTTTTTCTGGTTCACTGTGATAAAGCACTTTCTCAAAATTATTAATCTCTATTTGACCAGTAAGCTCACGCCATGCTTGTTGTTGTAAAAAGTTTCCAAAGCGTTTTACAAGCCGCGAAATAGGACCAGCGGCATCACAAATCCAACATTTATATTTTTCTTTATCAAAATTCAGGGATAACTTGCGTTTATGATGTTTACAAAATACACAATAAAAAAGATATTCATTGCCACTACGATTGTAGTCGCCTAGAACTTCTTTTAGGATGTCAACTTTTGATTTTGGCACAGTAGATATCCCGCTTTCGCTATAATCAAACTGTCGGCACGATCAAATGTGCCTTGAACAGGATTACCGAACTTAGAGTATTCTACCTTAAACTGTGGTTCGCTTGCAAGCAGGAAATCAAATACGCATTTTTTAGCGTCACTTCCCTTTGGAATTTGTACGCCAACTAATTTTCTTGCTTGTCTGGCACTTACATACTGTGGACGGATACCAAAAATTTCGTAGCACTGCCAAGACAGTATACCATTAAAACGATTCAACGTCATTATTGTGTGGGCGCTTGACATGCCACGGCTCATAACATTAAGCGTTTCTTCTATCCATATTTGTTGAATAGGGAATTCACTTTTTATTTGCTGCAAAAGCTGCTTAGCAGCTACGCTTTTATCAAAAAAGTCGGTATATTTTTTGTTACGAAGATCAAGCTTATCACACTTGATTACTGTTTGGTTATCAAGTATAGTATAGCCTGTTATAGAAGTGCTTATATCCAATCCTAAAATCATACGTTACGATACCACATAATCATTTGGATTTTCATTTACAGCTATAAGTTTGTAGCTATCTGCACTATCTAGCGCTGCTGCGTCTAATACAACCCAAATCTCGTCGCTAGAAGCGCCAGATACAACAGTTTCAACAGAGACAAGATCATTATACCAACTGCTACTTCCGCTTTCTCGTATAGAGACATTTACAGACACATAATCAATTGATGAAGCCGGGAATCGTAATTCCGTTGGAGAAGAACCGGTTTTTGGCAACACTATAATTTTTGTACCATCAATATCAAAGTTGCCAACTTCTGCAAAACGTAATCTTCTATAAGATGATTGTATGTCCGTAACGTTTGCGTTACTAAGAGCGGTATCAACAGCATGAAACGCTTGGTCAACGTCATAAATATTATACGTATCTAGTGAACTAGTTACGATTGGGATATTGTTGAAAGCATCGTTAGTATTAACAGAAACCTTTGCTAAAAATGCTTCACTGCCAGTGATTGGGATTGATGAACTAACAAATCCATCCCCTAATGAGCCAGTAACTCTAAAAAGTACATTACCGTTTGCATCTTCTTTAACGATCTGCTTTTTAGTGAGCAGATCGGTCAAAACTTTCACTGGTTTTCTATTAACCGCCATAGAGATCTTCCTTTGTTTGTCTTAACAACTAATAAATAGTCCGATAACCTGAAGACGGCATCTTATTTCATTACATCGTTGATAAGTTTACCATAACCCTCTACGTTCCTTGGGTGTTCTGGTAAAAATTGTTCTATATATCTTCTTGATTTTTCTAAATATTTTTTGGCGACATCGCCAGTATCAAAAGTTTTAATAACTTTTTCTAAATGTTTTACAGCTTTGTCTACGTCATAACGGTCATAATACCAACCAAGCTCTTTTACAAACTCTGCGTTATGGATAACCGGCCACCCCAGCCAAGCGGCATCAAAATATAAATAGTTTAAACCTATATCTTGTTGATGGGATAAAACAACATCTGTATGGTTAAACAAACACCACGCAATAGAATAACGGTTTTCAAAAAATATTTTCTTTTGTTTATTAATGTCTAAATCTACAACAAAGTTTATAAGTTCCTTTTGTGATCTTATGTGTTGTGTGCCAAAAATGTTTAATTTTTCTAAAAGATGGCTATTTTTTTTGCAAAATTTTTCACCAGTTATTATCGGAGTTATGCAAGTCTTATTCATACTTATGTTTGGCTCAAAAACGCATACTTTTTTATCTTTTTTTCCGCTTGGTTTATAAAAACCGTCTGTATCTATATGCTTTTTTTCGATTTCTACATCATGCATAAGAAATTTTGGCGACCAAATATATGGACCGATGTGCGCTGGTGCATCATATAAGACTTCAAATAGGTGTTTGTTAGTCTCGTAAAGATGAGGTGAAATCCAAGCAGCAGAATAATGTTTTTGTCTTGTTATTATTCCACCTTTTGATTCTTTAAAAAGAACACTTTCCGAAAAAGCGTAATATTCATTACCCATAATATGGTTAATAAACTTTATTCCTTTTCGAGCGCCTTCTTCTAAAATATCACCAGATAACGTAACATTTACGCAAAGAATAAGGTCTACTTTTTCAAGAGCTTGCTGATAATCAATAATGTACGGTTCATATTCTTTCCAAGGAGATTGAGAAAGATCTTTTTGCGAACCCATGTTTATATAATAAACTTCGCCAACAATTCCCGTTTTTAAAAACGTATCACGTAAAATAATAGAGTTTTGTCGTATTCCGTTTGTAAAAAAACTCTCTGTTGGAGTTTTTATCATTATTGTAATTCCAATATTTATTTTTCTCATTTATAAAGTACTCCTTCGATTAAATCTTCGTATTTATTGATATTGTTTTTGTTATCTGTAAAATATTTTTCTGCATAATTACGCGATTTTGCCATATATTCATTTTTATTTTTATCAAAAGTTGTTACTATTTTATATAATAGTTCTATAGCTTCATCTACGTTGTTATCCTTGTAATACCAACCAAGATCTTTCATGAGATGTGAATTGTGTAATATAGGATAACCAAGCCAAGCAGAATCTAAATATAAGTAGTTTAATGCACAACCTTCCTGATGAGATACAACTATGTCCGTATATTTAGCAAGCGATGGCACTATTGCATAGCCAGATTCAAAAA